CTCAGTTGACATGAAATCCTCAAGGGGTGTTTCTATCTATCAGTAGTGGACTGTCCACTACAGGGCTAGCCCTACCTGTCCTTCAAGCTGGGGGAGCGCTTGCTGCCCCTGTTGTCGGGCCAGTAGTTCCTCTGGCGGCAGCTGTGGAGCGTCCGCTCCTACCGCTGCGCTCGGTGGAGCGCCCTGTTGGGGTGGGCCACCTTCGGGCTGGGCCTCCTGTTGCATGGCTGCAAGCTGTGCTTGCTGCTGCGCCATCATCATCTGCTGCGCCTGGGGCATCATGAACTTCTCAGGGTTACGCACCCCGAAGCCCTCACGTAGGACGTGGCGAGCGACCTCGACAGGGTTCAGCACGCCCATCTGCATCAGAGGGGCTAGGGTGGCCATCAGAGCCACAGCCTGCTGACGACGAGCGTTCTCGTCGAAAGGCTGGGTCGAACCAGCCTCCACCTTGAAGTCGTACTCGCCAAGGATGTCCTCACGTTCGAAGGGCACCCAGAACATCTGACCCTCTTTGCCCACGACACGAGCGACTTGGTCGCCAGTCAGGAACTGTTGGGCGATCTGCAGGATCTTGCGTGCGACCTGCGACACGAACATCTCGACGACAGCCAGCTTCTCGGCACTGCGTGCGTTCGCTGCATCGTTGATGATCGCTGCCTCGGTGGCAGTCTTGCGGGTGCTCGACTCCCCACCACGCCTGTACTCGCTCACACCTGAGACTTCGTACATGTCTTGCTTGATGCGATCGTCCATGATGAACATGTTGGGATCGAGCGTCGTCTGCTGCATCGGCTGGATGACCTCTGACAGGGGCGTTTGCTCATCGACAACAGGCACAGCCACGTTGTCGGCATTCGACTGGAGTGCTGCGATGCCCTTGGCATCGAAGGCTCGTTCACGATAGACGTACTTCCGACCGAACTTGCGTCGGTAGTTCATGAGCTGAGTGCGTGTGTGGTTCAGCTCATCGTTCATCGGGATGATCATCTCAAGGTCACCGATAGGATAGAACTCATCGGGTACAGTGAAGTTGAACACAGGGATGAAGGGGTGGCCGAAGGCGAAGGGGATCTCCATCGGCTCGACGAGGAACTCGTCGGAGCCCTCAGCAAAGACACAGAGCGACTGGTCCTTGAGGTTGTAGTACTCCCACACGATGACTCGTGCGACCTGATCGTGGTACCGATCACGCTCGTCCTGGGTGATCCAGCTGGCAGCGCTGAACGTCTGCGCCTTGAGGCGCTTGCGTGCAGCCAGTCGGTAGCGCTTGTCCTCCTTGACCTCTTCGAGGGGCATGATCAGGCGCTGTGCGATCCAGCACACGTCATTCATGCAGGTCGCATCTGGGTTGACGTAGATGTGGAGGGGTGATATCCTGTCGAGCGTAGGACGATCTTCGAGTACAACTTCTGTGTTGCTCTCGATGACTGACGCCATGATCTCCTCGTCGGTGGGGAGACTCGCTGCCAGGGCGGGGTTAGAGGCAGCAAACTCATCGAGTTGCGCCCTCTGCTCATCGAAGGCCTCAGCCTTCTGATACTCGTCCATCTCTTCGGTGGACTCTACGTAGCTCCAGCCGACCTTGACCCACCCGATGCCCAGCATCAGGAAGTCCTTCACTGCGAGGCGGAAGCCCTCGTGGAAGTTGTGGTGGCCCCACCAGTAGTTCATGATCGCTTCTGCGATCACTGCCTTGTCCTCGTCGAGGGGCTGGTTGGCGAACACCCCAATCTTGGGGTGGTTGATCGAGACAGATGGGTAGATGACGTTGAGGGTCGAGAAGGCGACGTTGATCTGACTACGATCCTCGTAGTCTAGATCGTCCCAGTTGGAGAATTGCCGCCCCTTGTAGAGGTCGACAATCTCGTGCCACGTCTGATCGTAGCCTGCGTTGGTACGCCAGCGTACCGCAAACTCGATCTCTTCCTTGTAGCGCTTGAGCTTCTCTTCGCGATTGATGCGCTTCATCAGACCTTCCGAAGCTCGTAGTGCCCCTCACGTTCCCCCTGGAACGTTTCGTTCAGGAGTTCACGCTGGGTATAGGAACCATCTGTGGCGGCTTTGAAGTGCTTCGGAATGCTGACGCCCGAGTGTCCCTCGGTACGCCAGTATTCCATCTTGTGCTTGAAGCACAGGTAGCTACCCTTGCCGCACTGTTCATCAGTGCAGGCCACAGGGTGCCTCAGTCGCTGTGGGCGAGCTTGATGCCGCCAGCAGTCTTGGGCTTGACTTCCTGGTTTCCACCAGGGCCAGCAAACCTGTCGTCGTGCGACGTGCCCTTGAGCTTGACTTCTTGGCCGATGCCACCAGGCTCAGGGGAGCCAGCCATCGCCTTGCCGCCCTTGATCTTGGTCGAATCCTGTGCGTAGGTGCCAGGTCCAGTGCGCCGATCCACGTCGAGGACCGAAGCCCCGAGTTGCATCTGCTCGCCAGCCACAGCCTTGGTGTTTCCCTTTGCCATCATTTCACCTTTGTTTGAGATCGATCTCTATCTGTTGTGCCTGGAACGTCCACTGGAAGGGCGTCCACCCATCACGAGGGGGCGATCCTTCTTGATCGGTTCCCGATCCTTGTCCAGTTCCTTCTCCCACCAGTTCATGGTTCCCCAGACCTCATTGGTCTGCCCATAGCTCTCTGGCTGGAAGGCGTACTTCCGCATCTGATTGGCGATGGCCAAGCTGATGACGCAGTCATCGTGGGGCGAGCCATGCATCTGACCCTTGTCGTCCCTGACGAACAGTCGCAGCTCCTTGATGGTGCGTGCGCTGTGGATGAGGATCTCCCCGATCCTCATGCTGTAGGCCAGCTCGTCGATCATGAGAGGCTTGCTGACCTTCGAGGTCTGCCAGCCGAACTGGATGCCTAGAGACAGTTGTGCAGAGTTAAGCTGCCGACGCCTGAACAAAGATGGGTATCCCATCTTCCTAAGAAGGGTGACGACAGTGAGGCCATGGTTGTTAGCCTCAGGCCCCAGGAGAGCGTTGTTGTAGTATCGACCAAGAGCGAACAGATGATCGCTGAATTGGTCGGTATCAATCCTGGCGTGGTAGTGCGCCACTTCTTCGCCAGTTCGTACATGCAGCACGTGCGCCGATGAGTAGTCACCATGTCCCAGGCCTTCGGCGACATCCGCCCCGATCGCATATACCTCTCCAGGTATGGGACGACCGAACTGAGTAACGTTTCCTCCCAGATCAGTGATGAAGTCGTATTGCCTCGTGACGAAGCCAACTGTACCCGCTTTCGCTACTAGCCCATCGAGTAGGTCGCCAAAGACAGGGTTGCCTGACTTTGCGAACGCCTCCTCAGGGTCATTCGGATATTCCTGCGCTCTGATCCAGGGGAGCATCTCCAAGCACTTGCGCTCGAACCACTCCTCATCTCGATCGGATACAGCACGCCAGGAGTAGAACATGGGCTTGAAGGGGGAGATCCCCTCGGTGGCCTTGAGCCACTCGTTGTGGAACCAGTTCCCACTGCCATTGGCAGTGCTTAGCCCGATGATCTGCCCCCCGATGTCGGCGACTGGTTCGATGGAGGCCCAAGCATCCTCCTGATTGGGTATGAATGCCCATTCGTCAACAACCACCAGTGAACCCGAGAACCCACGACCTGGGTTGCTGGCTGAGGGCAAGCTGTTGATCTTTGAGCCATTGTCGAACCACAGGTTCTGCAGAGTGTCGTTTGTAACTCTAGGCGCCTTGTCTCGAATCCAAGGGGGGAGTCGCTCCCACATGAACTTGACCTTGGCCAGAACCTCCTGCGCTTCACGTTCACCCCTCGATATGATCAGGATCGATTTGTCTGGGAACCAGACAGCGTTCCATAGGCAGTAGCTGGCCACGAGCGTGGACCAGCCGATCTGACGAGCCTTGAGGGTCAGCCAGTTGCCGCCCGAGAGCCAGTTGGTGAGAGCCTCCTTCTGAGGATCCCGCATAGTGAAGAGCCTGCGCCCCTCAGGGTGCTGGATCATGAAGAAGTTTTGAAATGCAAAGATCGGGTCACGCTTGCAGCGGCGCCAGATCAGCTCACGAGCTGCGTCCTGTTTGAGTCCCATCATTCACCTTCCACAGCAGAACCACACCTGGGGCTATAGGGGGTGTCTTGGGGAACTGGCAGTTTGGGAAAGGGAAGTGCAGGGTGCCAATGCACTCCGCACACACAACACTCTCCAGGTGGGCAGTGCAGGCAATGCTTCGTGGCGCCTGTATCCATGAGGCAGGGAGAGGGCAAAGCCATCCCATCACGCATCCTGTGAGTCTTGCGCCCAACCCGCCAGGCGGGCCAGATCCTCATCTGACAGCTTGTCGAGGGACTCGTCAGCCACGACCACCTTGGAGGTCGGGATGAACAGCTGAACGAACTTGAGGTACGTTTCGCCTGTCTTGACAGCTGCTGGGCCAGTTCCTTGCGCAGCGATCTTCCACATGTTGTCGACCACTGCCTGTATCCGCTCAGGGCTCACATTCATCTCAGCAGCCTTGGCTCGCCATTCCTTGACGAAGCGTGGGTCAGCCTTCCAGCGCCTGACTGTGCGATCCTCGATGTCGTGCAACGACGCCCACTCGACCTGCGTAGCGGGTACACGAAGGGGGTTCACGAGCCACTCCATGAACTCCTTCTGGAGTTCGGGCATGATGTCTGTGCCATCGTCGCCCTTCTTCCATTTGAACTTCGGATCGTTCGCTGGGTTCTCTACTCTTGGTGCCATACTCTTCCTTGTCCTGCCGTCCACCTCACAGGACACTTCACACTTTGTATCAAGTGCTCGTACAAAGTTACGTGTTAGCCGCAGATCCCTGACCTGCAGGAATAGCAAGTGTGACGAAAAACCTTGTGGACAGTGTGGACAAGCTTGGGGGAAGGGGGGAGGGGGGCGAGCGAACCCCGAGAGCGAGCAGAGCGAACCCCGACTAGAGCTTGAGTGTAGCGAAGCGCCAGCGAGAGCAGAACGAAAGCCTCCAGAGTTTCCCCCTGGGAAACCATGAGCGAGAAAGCGTAGCTCTCAAGCTAAAGCTTTCGAGCTACTGAGCACAGTTCTTTCTTTCGCTGTGAGCAAGAAGCTCACTGCTCACTCGTCCCCCCTGTCACTGCCCCCAAGGGGGCGGTCGGATACAGTAGCCAGAGTTGGATTTGTACCCGAGAACCCAAGTTCCAGCACCTCCACTGGGAATGTGACGTAAGTCACTGGACAAGCGGCCTAAGGGTAGAGGCAACAGTGCCTCCTACACAAGAAGGTATCCAATGTCTGTTGCTTCCTACTGGGCCACTCCGAAGCCCAAGTCCAACTCGTGGTTGAAGGTTCCCCAAGGGAACTCGACCGCTGCGGTCCACGTCGCAGTGCTGAACCGAATCGTGTTCGTCCCCTTCGTCACTGGCACGAAGATTCGTGTCAAGAGCGTTGGCGCCGAAGTCGTCACCGCCCAAGGTGCCGCTTCCACTGGCCAACTCGGCATCTGGAAGAACCTGGGTATCGAATACCCGCACCCTGGCAAGCTCGTCGTGCAATGCACGTCAGCGATCGACCTGAACGACGATGCGTCGAAGCAGGCCCTTGCCATCGTGAACCCCCTCAACTCCTCGCAGGCGTTCGTTGACCTTGCGCAGGGCCTCTACTGGATCGGCTTCAACACCTACACCGCAGGTGGCACCGCCACGCTGCAGGGTGACAGCACCACGAATACGCCTCCTGGCGTGTGGATGCCCCAGCCTGAGGTTGGAACGACTGCCTTCGCTTCGGTGTCGACCGACACTGATGGTGTGATCTGGGCCAAGACCTCAGTGACCTCGACGACCTTCGTCGACTACGTCGCTGGCGACTTGACGCTGACCGCTGTCACGAGCGTTCCTCGCTTCTACTTCAACATTGCGTGATGGTGATTGATGGAGGAATCATCCTCCTGATCCTCATCGTGATCGTCATAGTGCTTCTCCTGAGGTAACACCTTGGTGGGTGTCTGGTGCATGCGCCGCACCGACATGGGGAGTGGGCATATCACACCCCGAGACAACTAGACTGGAACTGAGCCCCGCAAGGGGCTCTTTTCTTTGCCCCCACACGCCCCCAATTCAGTCCTGCAATAGGACATGGACTTTAATTTGAGTAGAATCTGGCTATCGATGGAGATATATACACACGACCCCCCACCCCCCCTCGATCCCCACCCCCTGGTTGCTTCCTGACGCACATGTGCATACCTATGCACGCACCTCCCCAACTTTGTTGGGGATCATACACATAACACCTCATGACGAGGGTCAGGCCCTGCATATGTACTCAGTAACGTGCATAATGCGCCCAGGACTGAGGGGAAGGGAGGCATACATCCCTTTCTCCCCGAAGGGGAAGGGGAAGAAAGGGGCCTCAGAACCAAGGGAACGTAGTTCCCTTGACATTTCGACAAACCATGAGACAGTGGAGGTCGGACAGCAAATGGCTCTCCTCCCACACAGTCCAAAGGACCACACATGATTACGACCCAAATCCTCGGAACGACCCAAGATGAGCCGCTCTTTACCGACGTAGTCGGTGACATACGTTACACAGTCCTCGAAGAGGACGACCCAGGATTCATCGATGGCACTCTGATGGTCTGTGACTTCGAGAACAACGACGTAGTCGTTCCCTTCGATCAGATGGAACAAGGTTCCATCGTCGTGATCGGCGACTTCGTCGCCAAGGTCGTCGGCAAGGTGGAGGTCGGCTGACACAAGCGATTGATCACCCAGGAAAGCAAAGCTTCACACATCAACCCACATCAGGAGAACAGCGAACCATGAACCACTTCAAAGTCACGATGCCGAATGGCATCATCATCGAGTCCTGGGACGACGTAGTCGTCCCTGTCAAGGCCCCAGCCAAGCAGAGCTTGGCCCTGCCCAAGGAGCCGAAGGCTCCCTCCATCAAGACCCAGCCGAAGGCTGCGGATACAGTCAAGCCGAAGAAGGTCGTCAAGCCTTCGAAGAAGGCTCCTGTCAAGAAGCCGAAGGCTTCCAAGCAGGAAAGTGACAAAGTCACTCTGCTGGCTGAGATTCGCCGACTGACTGCCGAAGGCAAGTTCAGCGAAGCTGTCAAGCTCACCCCGAAGGGGTGGATACAAGAGATCGCCCTGATTCAGCGTAAAGCTGAAATGGGTGGCACCACCTACAATGCAGCAGCTAATGCTGCTGGCAAGAAGGGCACTCCGACCCGAAAGGGTCGGGGCAAGCGCAAGGCAGCTTCGAAGAAGCTGCAGAAGGTCGGGGAGAAGGCCGAAGGCCTTGTCGGTGCCCTGGACATGGTTCCTGACACAGGAAGCATCAAACAGGCTCCTTTGGAGCCTGCAGTCGAGAAGGCAGTCCACACGAAAGTGTCCCTTCGGGACGCTTTGGCTGACATCGGTGTTACTGGCTTTGCCAGTGATGCTCTGACTGGCGACTTCAGCCTAAAGGCTGCCAAGGAGTGCTACCTGTCAGCTTCAGCTGACGAGGTCTTGATCCTGATGGATGCCTGCAAGCAAGAAGCTCTGCTTCTTGAAGATGGTGCAGAGCGCTGCGAAGCAGCGGGGCCTGAGTTTGCTCGGCAAGCCGAGATGCTCAACCAAATGGTTGAGCTGTGGAAGATGTTCGCAGCGAAGCTGCGGAGCAAGGCAGAGGCACTGACCACAGCCTGAAAG